GAGCTGTAGTAGGTTATACTCAAAGAGATAGAATGGGTACAGGACATTTAGTTCCACCAACAGGAACAACTGGTGAAAGACCAACAGGCGATAACTTAAAAACTGGTGGTATCAGATATAACTCTTCTCTAGTAACATGGGAAGGATATAACGGAACACAATGGACAGGTCTTGGTGGTGGTAATCCTTGGGCTTCAACAAGTTCAGATATTACAGTAGCTGCAAATGATAGATATTTTGTAGACACTTCAGGTGGGGCAAAAACATTAACTTTACCAGGTTCTCCTCAAGTAGGAGACCAAGTTTCTTTTGTTGACTTGGCTGCAACCTTTGACACTAATAGTTGCACAATTGGTGCTGGCGGTAATAAAATTATGGGACTATCAGAAAATTTAATTTTAGATACAGAGAATCAAGGTATACAACTTGTTTACACAGGTTCTACTTACGGTTGGAAATTAACAACTAACTTGTAATAAGGGATAAATAAAAATATGAGTAATATAAGAGATTTCACAGGTAAGAATAAAAGATTTACAGGTACACAAGGTATTGATTTACCAGTAGGAACAACTGCTCAAAGAGCTACAGGTTATGGTTCAGGTACTTTAAGATTTAATTCTACTACTGCTTTAATGGAATATTATACAGGTGCAGATTGGAAAGCTGTTGACGCTCCACCAACTGTTACAGGCTTTGCCGTAGATGGTGGTTCAAATGTTACTTCAGCAAGTCTTGATAACACAGGTGGTGGTACATTCTCAATTGCAATCAGCGGTTCACTTTTTGATACTACTGGCGGTACTGTTTCTTTTTTATCAAATGCTGGTAATACCGTATCTACTGCTTCATTGACAAGAAATAATGGAAGTTTATTTACAGCAACTGTAACAAAAGCAAATATATTAAATTCCGAAGAACCTTATGATATTGTTGTAACAAACGGTTCAGGATTAGCTGCTTCATTAGAAGACGCTATTTCAATTGATACAACTCCAACATTTGATAATGCGGCCGGTTCATTAGGAACATTTTTTGACGGCAATAGAAGTATATCAGGTTCACAGATTGACGCTAGTGCTACAGACGCTGAGGGAGATACTATTACATATAGTGTTGTATCAGGTTCATTACCAGGTGGTGTATCACTCAGTTCTTCAACAGGATTAATTACAGGTACATTGTCTGCTGTAGGTTCAGATTCTACTGCTACTTTTACAGTAAGAGCTGCTACTGCTTCAGCAAATGCCGAAAGACAATTTACAGTAACAACTAAAGCACCTCAAAGGACAACTTACACATCAACAGGTTCTTTTACTTTTAGTGTGCCATCAGGAGTAACAGCAGTTGATGTTTTAGCAGTTGCTGGAGGCGGAGCCGGGGGCTCTGCTAATGGTAATGCAGGAACAGATGGCGGTGGAGGCGGCGGAGCCGGCGGATTAATTTATAGACCAGGATTTCCCGTTTCACCAGGCGCTCAAATTCCTGGTAATGTCGGTGCAGGTTATCCTACACAAGGTAGTTATGCACAAGACGGACCAAGTAAAGGAAACGGTGGAGATTCAGTTTTTGGAACACTAACAGCAAAAGGCGGCGGGTCATCTGCTGACGGACCTGGAGGTAAAACAAGTAGACCAGGTGGTTCAGGTGGTGGAGGTCCCTACTCTTCAACTGAGGGTACGGCAACTCAACCAGGACAACCAGGCGATTCAGGTAATTACGGATTTGGAACAGCAGGCGGTGACGCAGCTCCAGGAAATGTTCCTTACACAGGTTCAGGTGGCGGAGGCGCAGGTGGTTCAGGAGCTCCTAGAGGTTCAGGCCAAGCAGGTGCTGGAGGAGTAGGTAGAGCTTACTCAATTTCTGGTTCAAGTGTTTATTATTCTGGTGGTGGTGCCGGTGGTGGCGGAGGTCCAGGTGGTTCTCCTTCAGGTACAGGCGGAAACGGTGGCGGCGGAAGTGCTCCATCATCTCCTGCAAGGCCAACAAACGGACAACCAGGTACTGCTAATAGAGGCGGTGGCGGAGGAGGTGGTGCAGGAACGCAAGCTTCTCAACCAGGTGCAGGATACGGAGCAGGTGGTGGTTCTGGTATTGTTATCGTTACTTACTAATCAATAAATTAAATTCTGCTAGGTAGATGTAATTTAAAGAACATCTACTTAGCATATCTTTTAAATCTTCAAGTGTTTCTACAATAGGGTCTCCAGCTAAATTTAAGCTGGTGTTTAATAACAAGGGCACATTTGTAAGATTATAAAACTCTTCTATCAATTCATAAAAATTTTTATTGTCATCTTTAGATAGTGTTTGTATTCTACAAGTATTGTCAATATGATTGACTGCTGGTATTTTATCAGGTTGTTTACAATCCACAGCATACATCATAAACTTAGATTCGTCTATATCAAACCATTCGTTAGTTTTTTCTGATAGTATAGTACATGCAAACGGTCTAAATTTTTCTCTTTGTTTTATAACATTAACAATATCTTGACCGTTTTTAACTGTAGGATTAAATAGTAAACTTCTATTGCCTAGAGCTCTAGGTCCTGATTCACAACGACCTTGATATAATGCAACTATATTATTATCACTTAAAAGTTGAGCTACATTTTGAGTGTTTGTTTTTGATATATTATATTCTTTAAATATTTCTTTTATATTTTCTTCATGTTTATTATCTAATCCTAGATATAAATTTTTTAAAGGTCGTTTTGTATAATCATTATTATTTTTATGATGATAATATTTTGCTATACCTAATGATTGACCAGCGTCACTAGAAATAGGTTCTACATATATTTTTATATCTTTAGGTAAAGATTTTAAATAATCGTAATTAGCAACACAGTTTAAAAAATAACCACCAGATAAACATACATTTTTTATGCCTGTTTTTTCTACCATTTTTATAATATACTGTTTGACTTCTTTTTGTGTTTGATTTTGTACATCATGGGCAAAGTTACATTTGTCCTGAAAGGTTGTAAACTCTTTATCAATATAACCTTTTGTTAAATCATTGTCAAACTTTAATATCTTATTTGATACATAACCATTTTCAAATAGTTTTTCATGTGTGGTCTTTCCGTAAGCAGCCATACCCATAACTTTACCAGCGTCTAGTTCAAAAAAACCATATTTTTTAGATAACTTTTGAAATAATAATCCTTCACTACCAGAGTTATTAATATTTACATGACCAATATTTTTATTACAGTCAAAGTTGACTGTTACATGTTTATCTATTTCTGTAAATAGATTAGGATATTCTGATATAAATGTAGCAGAGCTCTCTCTACCGTATGTACCTTTTATAAAATCTTCATGTTCTATATTATAATCAGAACCCATTCCGTCTTTGATTACACATAAAGCTTTATCAAAACCAGAATTGTAAAAGGCTAGAGTGGCATGCCATTTGTGATGTGTTTGCCAGACATTTTTAACATCTTTTATATTATGTCCTCTATCGGTGAGATACTTGTAATAATCTATATTTAAATGTGGAAGATTAGTTACATTTGATATGCATAATATATCAATATCTTTAGGAATATGTTTTAAAGTTTCATACGAAACACTATCATATTTTTTTCTGGACAATCTTTCATTTTCAATATGAAAGATTAAATTACCATTATCTAACACACAAACAGATGAATTGTGTCCTTGTGAAACACCTACTATAATCATATCAACCTTTTAACTTGTATAAATACCAATGTAGCTAGTATATATAATACTTTAACAAATGTCAATAGTGAGGTGAACATGACAACAAAAGATAATTTAGACCCATTAAATCTTAATACAAATGATACAACATTTGTGTCAAATACGGACCCTGGTGCAAACATTCAATCAAATTACGACTTTGGTGATATCACAGATAGGGATAAAAAATTAATTTCAGAGGTAGTAAGCATTATTAGAGACCAAGGTGATAAAGGTCCTGATGTTGTAATTAAATCTTTAGAGGATAAATTTCAGATAGATGAAACTCCTTGGATGAGTATTGTTGATACACTATGGTATAAACTCACAAAAGATTTACCTATCACTGCTAATATACAAGGTTTTAGACTTAGCCAAGATAAAGACGGAAAGGCTATAAAAATACCTCATGTAGTTTTTTCCTCAGATTTAGATTATTTAGATACCTTTATTCATAAAATTATTTGGAATTATGGTCATCATATGAGTGAGAAAAAAGATGATACTAAAGCATAACTATTGGTATTTTAATAACGCATTATCTCCTGAACAATGTAATGATATTATCAAAAAAGGTGAAGATAGATTTACTCAATTAAAAAATGAAGGCACAAGTTCTTCAGCTACAACATTTGGTGATAACTATAAGGATGTTATGCCGAATGGAATACCTTTGAATGATAACACACTAAGAGAGTCAGTAGGTGAAACATATGTAAGAGATAGTGAAGTTTGTTGGTTTAAAGATTTAGACATGAAAGAACAAATTTTAAATTATGTAAATGAGGCAAATAAAAAGGCCGGCTGGCATTTTGATATAGATACACAGGAAGATATACAGTTTACAAAATACGGTCACAATCAATTTTATGGGTGGCATTATGACGGCACCTCAGACCATTGGGGTGTATATAAAAGATTTATACCTGGTATCAGTCTTACTAAAAAAAATGGCGACATACCGTCAGAGTATGTTTTTAAAGATAAATTAGAACAAATAGGTTTAACTAGAAAACTATCAGTCACCATAAATTTAAGTAGTCCTGAAGAATATGAGGGTGGTAACCTAAAGTTTGATTTTGGTCATCATCAAAAAGAACAATCTCAATTTTATGAGTGTAAAGAAATTAGACCTCAGGGGTCAATAGTAGTTTTTCCCTCATTTTTGTATCATCAAGTTACACCTGTTACTTCAGGTAATAGATACTCGTTAGTCATGTGGTGTTTAGGAAAACCATTTAAATAGGAGATATTATGGCAGATAATTATGAATACAATTTAGATAAAATACCTACGGAACAATTAGAAAAATATAAAAATATTGATTTAGAAAGTATTACAACACCATTTAAGAATAAAGAATCAAGTTTATTTTTTAATAAATTTCATTGGTTAAAAATAGAAAATTTTATATCTGAGGAAACAGCAGACATTTTATACAATCATGTAAAACATAATGCTATTAGATTGGATGTTCTTTCTAAAGATTGGCACAATAAATCAGATGAAGACAAGCAATTAATTAATCAGATATGGGGTACATTTGAAGATACTCAGGCTATGGGTGATTATAGTAAGTATGGCGACCCTATATTTGATTCGTTTTTAGAATATTCAAACGCAAAAATTGGTGAAATTATTAATAAAAAATTGTTATCAAATTATACTTATCATAGATTGTATACAACTGATACAGAGTTAGTAAGACATAAAGATAGAGCAAGTTGTGAGATATCTACCACTTTATGTTTAGGATTTGATAATCAAAATGTAAATGAAAAACAATTTCCTAATTATAATTGGCCAATGTGGATAGAAAGTGACACTGGAGAAAAAACACCTATACAAATGAATCCAGGAGATATGTTAATCTATAGAGGTTGTGAAGTGTGGCATTGGCGTGAACATTTTAAAGGTAATAATCATGCTCAATTGTTTATGCATTTTAATGAAGAGTCTGGTAATTATAATATTAAATATGACGGCCGACCATTTTTAGGGTTGCCAAGTAACTATAGAGATGAGAAATCCGTAGAGATTAATAATGTAGATAATGATTTTGTAAAATGATAACACAATTGTGGCCAACACCTCTTTATATCGGCAATGAAAAAGTGCCAGATAATTTATTAGATTATTGTAAGAGTGTACCTTATGATAGAATGAACTCTAAGAATGGTGATATGTCTATTGACAAATATGTGTTAGATGATTTACCAGATTTAAAAAAAAAGTTAGCCTTACATTGCAACACATATTTGGCAAAGGATTTAAGTGTTAGTAAAAATTCTAATTTTTATTTTTTAAATTCTTGGATTGTAAAACACCATAAAGGAGACTATGCACAATCTCACTTACATACAAACAGTATGATTAGTGGAGTGTATTATGTAAATGTACCAAAAGATAGTGGCAATATTATATTTCAAAAAGAAAATACAAACATATTCTATCCTAATATTAATGTAGAATTTAATGAGATAAATACAATTAACTCTAAAGAATATACGATTGATGTAGAAGAGGGAATGGTACTATTATTTCCATCTTGGCTGTTACATTCAGTTTTAGAAAATTTAAATGATGAAACAAGATACTCATTAGCATTTAACTTATTTGTAAAAGGTGAATATGGTAAAGATGAGTTTAAACTAGAGATAAAATAATTATGTTAGATATAAAAGAATTAACAATGGAACATCACAAAGACGCTGAAAGGCAAGGCTTTGTAAAGATATTAATGTCTGGTCAAATTGACCATAAAATGTATGCAACATACCTGTATAATCAAGCACAATGTTATAGTGTTTTGGAAAAATATGGATTGCATAACTCTTTGTTTAGAGATACACCTAACTTACTTAGAACTGAACATATACTATATGATTTTAATTCATTTGGTATAGAAACGCCAGAGATTACAGAAAGTACAAAACAATACATTGACCATATAGAATCTATTCAAGATGAAGCAATGAAGTTATATGCACATATATATGTTAGGCATATGGGAGATTTGTCAGGTGGTCAAATGATTATGAAAAAAACACCAGGTCCTAATAGGTATTATAAATTTAAACACAAAGAAGTTGGTGATTACAAACGAATAGTAAAAGAAACAATTAATACATACTTAAATGTGTATGAACATTCTGTACTTCCTGAGGCTAAGTTTTGTTTTCAAAGTGCAACTAACTTATTTAAAGAAATGAAGGAGCTCCATGATTTGGGATAGATTAATTAAGTGGAAAGAAGAAACTATTGAGGTATTAAACCAAGAGTTAACTGAGTACAATGAACCTGGCATGGATAGATTCAATCGTGATGACTTTGGTTGGGTCAATAGAACATGGAAAAATAATTATATAAGACGAGCTCATGTAGATGTAGTTGATGTTAGAGAAACAAAAGGATTATGGATGGCTCATGTATGTTTATTTCCAGAATTAACAAACGGTGGACCAATTTATGGTTTTGACATCATTGCAGGTAAAAAGAAAGTAACAGGTGCTTTCCATGATTTTAGTCCTTTATTACAGAAACAACACCCATTAACAGAGTGGTTTATAGAAGAAAATAGACACTTTAAAGCAAGTAAAGAGAGAGAGTTACCTGATTGGGCAAAGGCAATTTTTAGCGGAGGAATGATTGCTGCCGGCAATGTTACAGAGGAGGACGAATTAAATCAAATTTGTACCATGGCCGTGTCCAATTTGCGTAACTATATTGACAAAATTAGAGTACATGATGGTGAGGCAAAGAGAGAAGATGTGATAAAAGCACAGAATTATTACTGTGAACATCAACAACAAAACCCCCATACACCTAAGGTTATGGAAAGATTAGGCCTACCAGAGGCTGATATTAAGTTGTTTTGTGAAGATAATCTCTTCCCGAAGATATAATTATCCTTATAAATATACCAAGAAAAGGTAAACAATTATGGCCATACCAGCAACAAGAGAAAATTTAAAACAATATGCTTTAAGAGCGTTAGGTAAGCCTGTCATTGAGATAAACGCAGATGACGACCAACTAGAAGATAGATTGGATGAGGCATTACAGTATTTCGCACAATACCACTATGACGGTATTCAAAGAGCATATTTAAAATATCAATACACGGATGCCGATAAGGCTAGAATGACAACTGATTCTTCCGAATCAATCACAAAGAATTCAGTCACTACAACATGGAAAGAGGGTAATAACTTTATCGTTGTACCTGAAAGTGTAATATCAGTAATCAATATATTTCCATTTTCAAACAAATCTAATATGAATTTGTTTGATGTAAGATACCAAATGAGATTAAATGACTTGTATGATTTTTCATCTACAAGTATTATTAACTATGATGTTGTATTACGACACCTAGACTTCTTAGACCATATCTTAGTAGGTGAAAAACCTATAAGATTTAATCAACATGACAATAGACTTTATATTGACATGGATTGGACACATGATTTACAAGTAGGTGAATATGTCGTAATAGAAGCATACAGAAAAATGGACCCTACAGTACATACAGATGTATTCAATGACATATTTCTAAAAAGATATGTTACAGCATTATTTAAAAAACAATGGGGAGCTAACCTATCTAAGTTTGATGGTGTAGCAATGATTGGTGGAGTTACATTAAATGGAAGACAAATTTATTCAGAGGCTTTACAAGATATTGAAAAGTTAGAACAAGAGATTAGAAGTACCTTTGAATTAAATCCAGCAATGATGATTGGATAAAAATCATGGCAGTAAATCACTATTTTCAAGGCGGTAGAGGTATCGGTAATGACTCTGAAAAGAGATTACATGAAGATATTATAATTGAAAGTCTAAAGATTTTTGGACAAGATATTTACTATCTACCTCGTACACTTGTCAATAGAGATTTAGTTTTAGGAGAAGATACATCTAGTAGATTTGACGACTCTTATCTATTAGAAATGTACTTTGAAACGACTGAAGGATTTGCTGGTGAAAATGAAATTATTAACAAGTTTGGCTTAGAGATTAGAGATGATACTACACTTGTATTATCTAAGAGAAGATTTGAGGACCATGTTGCAAGTAAGGCAACATTAACTGCCACAGGTAGACCAAATGAGGGAGATATCGTATATGTACCTCTATTAAAATCATTCTTTGAAATTCAATTTGTAGAAGACCAAGAACCATTTTATCAAATGGGCAACTTACCTGTTTATAAATTAAAAGTAACTCGTTGGGAATATGCAAACGAACAAATCAATACTGGTATCGGTACATTAGACGCAGTAGAGGACAAATATACATTAGACCAACTACAACACAAACTTACATTAGAGTATGGTCAAGAAGTATTGACAGGTGCAGGTTCAATTATGTTAGAAGATTACCACGATTATTCTACAGGTCAACCAGCATTGTTAATGCAAGAAACATATGTTGAGGTAAACATACAAACACAATCACCATATGCAAGTAACTTAGATATGAATACTGAAGCAGGTTATGATACAGCTAGTACAGCAGATGATATACTTGACTTCACAGAAAGAAATCCGTTTGGAGAGGTTGACGAATAATGTTTGGAACTCATTTTTATAACGAAGGATTAAGAAAGTTAACTATTGCATTTGGTCAGATATTTAACAATGTAATAATTCAAAACACTAGTAGTACAGGTGCAATCACAAAAAGATTAAGAGTGCCT